AGGGGATCCAATGGAGCGGGTTTCAATAAACGCACTTTCACTGCATCTGCTTTTGTGGCAGGGGAACGCGTGAAGGCATAAGCTGGGACGTTTGTATTATATAAGGGATATGCATAATTGATTGGCGCTACTTCGGATTCATTCATAGTCCCCGTAATCTTCATAAGGGGATCACAGGCCGCTTCAGGCCCTACAGCGCGTTCTAATCTATGCATTGGGTGGATTTTTGATACTATGGTTCCAACCCAACTATTCTCCCTCTCAATCAATTCAAATCTGGGTTTGTTAGTGTCATCCAGTGCTTGATTGTAAACGATACTTCCAGCATGTCTAGCACGAAACCATCGTGCTACTCCAATACCCACTCCTATCACTGATGCGGCAGTCGCTATTCCGCTAACATTTTTTACACTGTGGCTGAGGTATGACCAGACAGTGGATATAGCTCCTTGAACGATGGGGCAGTGAGCATTTAAGAAGCGGGCTACGCCGGCTCCAGCTGCTAAACCTACCCAATGTTCCCAACGACTCTTTCCAGTGATAGCTCTGATTGCATTTGCTACAAGCACCGCTTTCCGTTTTAAAGCCAACCAACGTAATCTCCATTGTACGTTATCGTTGGCTAATTGAGCATAAATGGCATTGTAATAGCCTGCCTGTTTATCTGCGGTAACTGCTTGTTCAATTAACGATATTGCTTAAGTATGATGGCGCGTCCACCCATACGCCAAATGTTCGCGGGTAATACGTTCCATTTCTATCGGGAACGCGGCATAAACGGAAGCGAAATCTTTCAACATTTCTGCTCGTCTGCCTATAATATAATTTTGGAAACCAGCAGAGCTGGAAACTTTACCCAACAAACTCAGAGAGCACTTAGTCAACAAGTTAGCATCCAACAATGTGGAATGATCTTGTAATAAATATTCGTCCCAACCCTGTATGGGCTGTTTCAAATTCAAAAGACTGAGGTACTCCAAATTCATAATAGTGCGATTCTCTATGCCATCTACGATTGGGCATCTATAATTTTCAATTCTCAGAGAGTCATTACCTATCTTTAGGTTCAACCCCTCTTGTGTGCGCACATATGTGTAAATTGTGTTGCCTCCTATTAAATTGGGGCAATTATATACTAAGCAATAACTATATGGGGTCAACACACATTGACCTATGCCACAACACATGGAGTGGCGTCTTTCTAACC